GAAAAGGGACAAAGAAGAGGATGGTGGGATGAGTAAGAGTTTTAAATTCTGGAGAGGAAAAAACAAAAGAGGAAAAGGAATCGATGAAGCAATCGGATGGCTAATGGGAAGCAATGATGATATATGCATCACAGGATATACACCACTCGATAAGAATCCGGAAATAGTAACGGCCTGCAGAAAGATTGCAGAGTTAGTCGGAATGCTGACGATTCACATTATGGAAAACACCGACAGCGGTGACAAAAGAATCGTGAATGAGTTGTCAGCAAAACTCGACATTAATCCAAATCCGCTTATGACGAGAAAGACATTCATTGAGGCGGTTGTAATGAATATGCTTCTTTATGGAAAAGGGAATGCATTTGCTTTAGTGAATACAGTCGCTGGTGATAATGGCTCGAGGTATATAGGCTCGATTGTTCCGATACCTGCATCTCATGCAACTATCAATGCATCTGCAGATGGATATACATACAACGTCAACATTGACGGACGTATATATCAGCCGGAGGACGTTCTTCATTTTAGATACGGAGTCGATAAGAACTATTTATGGAAAGGAAGCGGAATAAATGTTCTTCTGAAAGACCTCGCAGAGAATCTGAAGCAGGCATCCGCTACAGAAAAGGCATTTTTCTCTTCAAAGTGGAAGCCGAGCATGATTGTCAAGGTCGATGCTTTAACGGATGAATTTGCAAGCCCGAGCGGAAGGCAGAAACTTCTCGAAGATTATGTCCAGAGCTCTAATGCAGGTGACCCTTGGTTAATCCCGGCAGAACAATTCCAAGTCGAGCAGGTAAGGCCTCTCAGCCTGTCAGACTTGGCTCTTGCAGATAACGTCACCCTGGATAAGAGAGCGGTGGCGGCAATCATCGGTGTGCCTGCTTTCCTTCTTGGAGTGGGAGATTACAAGAAGGATGAATGGAACAGCTTTGTAAATTCTACAGTCAAGTCGATTGTCATGAGTCTGCAGCAGGAACTTACCAAGAAGCTGATTCTTTCACCGAAGTGGTATGTCCGATTCAATATTATGTCATTATTTGACTGGGATATTACGACCATCAGCACAGTATTTTGTGCTTTGAATGATAGAGGAATCGTTGATGGAAATGAGGTCAGAGACCGCATCGGAATGTCACCGAGAGAGGGGCTTGATGAGCTTCGTATATTAGAGAACTTCATACCTTTTGATATGAGTGGCAAACAGAAAAAACTTGTGCAGGAGGATGGGGAATGAGAGCTTAATGCAAACGGCTTTTATTGGAGATATAAGGAGGAAAGATGATGGAAAGAACAACAAGACAGATGCGCTCGGTAGATGCGCAGTTTACCACAAGAGAAGACAGCGATAACTTATCGATTGAGGGTTACTTTGCTGTTTTTAATAGCAACTATGACATGGGTTATGGCATGAGTGAAAGCATCGCACCGGGAGCGTTTGACGAAACAATCTCTGACGATGTAAGAGCTCTGATTAATCATGACACCACTTTGGTTCTCGGAAGGACAGCGGCACATACGTTGGAACTGAGACAGGATGAACACGGTCTGTGGGGACGCATTACTATCAATCCGAAAGACAGTGATGCAATGAACTTATATGAGCGTGTGAAGCGTGGCGATGTAAATCAGTGCTCATTCGGGTTTGACATCAACGAAGAGGAAACCGAGTTCCTCGAGAATGGTGATGTTCACTGGACAATCAAGTCAGTAAAACTCTATGAGGTCAGCTGTTGCACATTCCCTGCTTATGAGGATACCAGCATTGCGGCAAGAAAGAAAGATGCCGAAGAGCTGAAGAAGAGAAGCCTTGAGGCATGGAAAGAAAAAATGAGAAATCGCATCCATAAGGAGGATTAAAAAATGGCTTTAAGAGCACTTATGCTGGGAAAGAAACTCAGCGAAAAGAAATCAGCTCTCGATGAAGTAAGAACAAAGATTGCTGATTTTACTGCAAGAGAAGCAGAGCTTGCACAGGCAATCGAAGAGGCTGAAACCGATGAGGAAAAGGCCGCTGTTGAGGAAGCTGTCACAGCTTTTGAAGCAGAGAAGGCAGAGGCAGAAGAGGCAGAGGCAAGCCTTGATGCAGAATGCAGAGAGCTTGAAGCAGAGCTTGATTCTGTTGAGACAAAAGAAGCACCGCAGGGGGAGGCAAGAACGGCCACTCCTGTAATTGAAATAAGAGAAAAGGAGATTAAGAACATGAATAAGAGATTCAGAGACATGACTCATGAAGAGAGAACCGCACTCGTTCAGAGAGACGATATGCAGGAGTTTCTCGGTCAGGTAAGAAGCGCAATCAAGGAAAGGAGAACACTTACAAATGTCGGATATCTTATTCCGGATGTTTTCCTCGGACTTCTTAAAGCAACTATTGAGGATTACTCAAAGCTCTATAACAGAGTTTATAAGGAAAGCGTAAGCGGCCCTGCAAGAATCGTTATCGAGGGTCCAGCACCGGAAGCAGTATGGACAGAGGCTTGTGCAAATCTTAACGAACTTGACCTTTCATTCGGCAAGGCTGAAATCGATGGTTATAAGGTAGGCGGTTATTTCAAGGTTTGTAATGCTGTTCTTGAGGACACAGACATTGACCTTACAGCATATCTTAACGAGAAGCTCGGTCGTGCAATCGGTCTCGCAATCGATAAGGCAATCGTATTCGGAACAGGAACAAAGATGCCTACAGGTATTGTTCCAACACTTAAGGCACAGACAGGCACACCTAACGTAGTTAGCCATGCATCTACAGTAACAGGTAAGGCACTCGTTGAGGCTCTTATCGATGATGCAACACTTGTTTCTGACCAGTATACAGCAGAGAACAACATGATTTGGATTATGAACAAGAAGACACATCTTAAGATTAAGAAGAATATGCTCAACGTTGACTCTGCAGGTCTTTATGTAGCAGGCGATGAGTTCCCGGTAATCGGTGGTGAGATTCTTGAGTTCGGATTTATGCCGGACAACGTAATCGTTGGTGGATATGCTGACCTTTACCTTCTCGGTGAGAGAAAGGGAATCGAGCTCGGAACATCAGAGCACGCTTTCTGGGTAGCAGACCAGACAGGCTTCAAGGGCACAGCAAGATATGATGGTAAGCCACTCGATGCAAGTGCATTCGTTGCAATCGGAATAAACGGAGCAGACGGGGATGACATGGTTGTTACATTCCCACAGGATGGTGCAAATTTATAACAAGTCTCACGGTAGAGGCCGCAGCCGATGAGACAGATTTCTGGGGCACAACAGCAGCTGAAATGCAGAGCGGTGTCACAGTCAGCGGTAATAGCATCACAGGTACACTTATAAAGCAGACATCTGGACAGATTGTAACAGACTGGGGCGAGGGATACTTTATCGGACTCCACTTTGTTCCGGATTCAGATGCTACAGTAACAAAGGTCGGACTTGCTCCATCAGCAGGAACAGGACTTCTTCCGCTTGATGAGGACAATCTTGCAATGTTCAAACTGACAGATATCAGTACGCAGAGACTTAAGGTTGTATCAACAAGGACAGGTGAGGAGAAGACATGGTTCTTCGATTTAAGCGGTCTGACATTGTCATAAAGGAGGTGCATTATGATTGTAGTAGCACCAAAGACGGAGCAGAATGAACAGCCAAAGGCAGAACCAAAGAAGGAAGCTCCAAAGAAGAGAACAGCCAAGAAGTGAGAGGAGGGCTTAAGCTATGGCTTGGGATATCAGTACAACAGCACAGGTGCTTGAAATGGTCAAGGTTGACCTTGGCATAAGAGTCACAGCTTATGACCAGAGACTTACACAGTACGTTGAATCAGCTCAAAAAGCAATTATTCGGGAGGGTGTAAAAACCCTCTCGGATGATGTTGAAGATATGCAGTTGGTGGCAATGTACGCTGGATGGCTGTGGAGAAAGAGAGACACAGGAGACGGAATTCCGAGAAACCTTCGGTGGATGCTGAACAACAGAATCTTTTCGGAGAAGGCAGGTGAAGAGTAATGGATGCGGTATGCACTCTTATTTCAAAAACCATGACTACTGATGAAGTTGGATTCCCTGTTGCAGTTGATACACCTTATGAAACATTCTGCCAAGTTGACTCAATCTCGAGAGCTGAATTCTTTGATGCAGGCAAGGCAGGCCTTACACCGGAATATGTATTTATTATCAATGCGGTGGAGTATAGCGGTCAGTCAGAGGTTGAGTACGATGGCAAAAGATACACCATTTATCGTACTTACTACAGAAAGAACGATGACATGATGGAATTGTATGCAGAATATAGGAGCGGTGTAACGGATGTCGATAACGATTAAACCCGAACAATTACAGAGTGCCATTCAAGAAATGCTTCACGAGATTCCGCAGAAAGTGGACAACGTAATCGATGAGGCGGCGACAAAGGTGTCAAAGGAAGCTGTCAAAACTCTTAAGGCAACATCACCCAAGAGACCGGGCGGTGGAAGATATGCAAAAGGCTGGACAACGAAGAAAGTCGGAAAGCAGACAGTTATTCATAACAAGACGGATTATCAACTTACACACCTTTTGGAAAATGGACATGATGTTGTTTCGCATGGGAAAAATGTCGGTCACTTTGATGGCATAACGCACATTGCACCTGTAGAAAAGGATGTTATCGAAAAGATGACTGAGGAAGTCGAGAAAGGAATCGAGAGCAAATTATGATTGATATAAAAAGAATGCTCGAAGAGAGTAATATTCCTGTGTTCAGAGGTCACGCACCAATCGGGACAAAGGTTCCATATATGGTTTATCACGTTAATTATCCGGATAACTTTGGAGCTGACAACGTGACCTATTATAAGGTGCCACAATACACGGTGGACTTATATCAAACTTCACCGAACGAGTTAGTTCGTGAAACAATAGAAGCAATACTGACAGAGAACGAGTTTTACTTTACATCGGATGAAGCCGACATGGAAGACCAGAGCTTGTTCATTACATATTATTATTTCGGAGGGATAAAATAATGGCTGAAAATAAAGTTCATTTCGGACTCAAAAATGCTTATTATGCTGTACTGACCGAGACCACAGATGCACAGACAGGTGAGATAACCACATCTTATGGCGCATGGAAGAAATGGCCGGGAGCTGTTTCAATCGGTCTTGAAAACAATGCATCACAGGAGGACTTCTATGCAGATGATGGTGTTTACTATGTAACATCAAGCGCATCTTCATATGAGGGAGATTTTGAAAGCGCATCTGTGCCAAACAGCTTCAGAAAGGATATCTTCGGAGATATCGAGGATTCAAACGGAGCTCTTGTTGAGGTAAAGAATACACAGACCACATACTTTGCATTTGGTTTTGAAACAAGCGGAGATGTTGGAGGTCAGAGAACTGTATTCTATAAGTGCTCTGCAACACGTCCAGAGGCATCTTCTGCAACAACCGAGGACGGAACAGAGGTTCAGACACAGACAGTAACCATTAAAGCTATTGGAAGAGCTGATGAGTTTACTCTCGGAACAGAAAAAGTTAACCTCATTCAAGCCACACTTGTTAAGGGACAGACAGGCTACAGCACATTCTTTGATGCTGTATATGAGCCTACAATTACACCCTAATCCACCCTCATCGGATGATGATGAGGATGAGGAAGAGCCTGTAATAGATGGCGAGTAATATTAACGGAGCGGTTCTTTTCGGAGTGCCGCTCCATTTTTTTGAAAGGGGAATTACAAATGAGAGGACAGATTGAGATAGGCGGCAAGGTTATGGACTTTGAGGCATCAGCCATGACTGACCATATGGTAGACCACATCTTTGGAATTAATCTTGGATATGCAATCCAGCACGTTGATGGAAATGAGGACAAGCTCCCGGATTTAATCCGCAAGATTGCTTTTGTAATGAATAAAAGAGCCATACTTGGAGGATGGAGAAAAGTGGAGAGTCTGACACAAGATGACTTTTATGACTGGCTCGATGGTATAGAGTCATATGAACTTGAGATTAAAGGTGCAGAAATTTTAGCTTTGTATGCACAGAATAAAAAGACTTCCGTCAGCCCAAAAAACATGACAAGCCCACAAGCAGAGTGATGACATCGGCTCTTACCATTTTAAGAGCAAAGCAGGTGGGTTTTACCCTTGATGAGATAGATTCTCTGACATGGGGACAATTGATGGATGTCATCATTGAATCAGCAAACGACAACTATAAATATCCTGTGAAGGGAACTTCAGAGGACTATAAGAAGTTGATGGGGATATAAGCAATGGCAAATATTAAAGGCATCACAATTGAAATTGAAGGAAAGACCAGCGGACTGGTTAAGTCGTTAAATGACGTTAATAAGAGTCTGAAAAACACACAGGATTCCTTAAAGACTGTCAATAAGGCACTTAAACTTGACCCGAAGAATCTCGACACGCTGAAGCAGAAGCAGGGACTTCTTAATCAAGCCATAGAGCAGACAAAAGAGAAGCTCGAAATGGAGAAGCAGGTCGCAGAGGATGCGGCAAAGGCTCTCGAAGAAGGAACAATTACAAAAGACCAGTATGATGCTTTACAGTCAGAGGTTTCTCTTACAACAGCAGAGTTAAAGAATCTCGAGCAGGAGGCACAGAATACAGCGACTGCACTCAATGACCTCGGAAGCGGCACAGGATTGAAGAACTTAAGTTCAGAGGTACAGAAGGCAGGACAGGACATACAAGAGCTCGGAAACAAGGTCAAGAGTGTCGGTGACGGAATGCAACAGCTCGGCGGCAATCTTACCAAGTCGGTCACAGCTCCGATTGTAGGTCTCGGAAAGAAATCTCTTGATGCTTTTAATGAGGTTGATGGTGCTATGGATACCATCACCAAGAAAACCGGAGCAACAGGAGAAGCGGCAGAGGCTTACGGAAGGATTCTTGAAAGAATAACCACAGAGATTCCGACAGACTTTGATACAGCAGGACAGGCAATCGGTGAGGTTGCCACACGATTTGATGTATACGGAGAAGACCTCGAAGAACTGTCAAAGTCGTTTATTAAGTTTGCGGAGTTAAACGACACGGATGTCTCTTCTTCAATCGACAAGGTACAGTCAGCGATGGCGATGTATGGACTTGAAGCTGAAGATGCTGTCGATGTAATGGACATTCTTACGAAAGAATCACAGAACACAGGTGTGTCGGTTGATGAACTTGCATCGGCTCTTACGACAAACGGTGTGGCTCTGCAGGAGATGGGATTCGGTATTAACTCGTCAATCGGATTCCTTGGTGGGTTAAGCAAAGCAGGTGTGGACTCGTCTGCAGTAATGGGCGGTCTTAAGAAAGCTCTTGTTAATGCCACAAAAGACGGAAAGACGATGGACCAGGCTCTTTCTGAACTGCAGACACAGATGCTCGGAGCAAAAGACGGAACAGAGCAGATGCAGGTTGCAATGGAGCTGTTCGGTAATAAAGCAGGCCCTTCAATCGCACAAGCTGTGCAGGAAGGTAAGCTGTCATTTACAGAGCTTGATAATGTGGTGCGTGACTGGGGCGATACGGTAGACACCACATTTGAGGGAACACTTGACCCAATAGATAATATGACCAAGGCTTCAAATGAGATGAAGCTCGCTCTTG